AACTATGGGGAGGTGGCGCGGGCCATGGCTTCGATTGAGCGGGCGGGGATTACGAAGTTGTCGGTGATTACGGCGAAGTAGTGGCCGGTGCAGGAGTTACGCAAAAGTCACGCACATGAAAAAGCCCGACCTGGGAAGATTGGGCTAAGTCACCGAAATATAAGGTCGTGCCTCATAAAGGTGTGAGATTTACATATCTATGAAGTCAGGCCCGCTTGTTGCCACTCGCCCAGCCAGCAACCATCATGACAAAGCCGGGGATCCACAGGGCGGGCGCGGTGATAGCAACGCCGCAGATCGCCAATGGCAGCCCGGTCAGGAACAGCGGGTTTCGAAACGCCTTTTCCATAGCATCAATTCCTTAGATTACTTAGCTCATTAGTCCATAACCCATTCCAGCAAGCTGCGGGCACTCAGGTACCCGATCCGGACACATCCGCTTCAGTTCTTACCGCAAATAACCGATTCGCTATCTCCCGACCTCGCTCCAGCCCCTCTGCCGTCAACCAAATCGATTTACTCTTGTCCACTGGATTCCTGATAAAGCCATGCTCATGTAATCGGTTCATGATTTCGAAGTCGAAACCTTTCCACGAATTGCCGTTATCAAAACTGAAGGTAACCAACAGGGCAAGCACGGCTTCTTCGATCAACTTATCGTCGTAATCCATGATCGTAACTCCATTTGTACTTTTCATCATAACCCGCCAGGCAGCTGATGCCGTTGCCTGGAGGGTTCCGGGGACCGCGACCTGGAGTAATGTCTCCGTTGACCAGACTTTCAGTTTAGCCAGCGCTGGCAGTGCTGTGCGCGAGACAAACGCCCTTGGCAAACTGTCATCGGTGGCCATGAAGCAAGACCGTTGGCTGTTGGTGACAGAAGAGGATAGAACGAGGGGAAACGCCGGGGGTAGACGAGTGCGAGCACTGTCACTGTACCCGTATCACAAAGCTGGTGAGATGTGGCAATTCCAGGCCTGAACATCAACGAAATCACCGGCCAGTTTTGCGCAGGCACAAAAAAGCCGATCTAGCTGATCGGCTTAAGTGTCTGATTTTACTCAGGAATAATGGTCGGGACGGAGTGATTCGAACACTCGACCCCTAGCACCCCATGCATGCGGAGATCGCTGAAACCCGCTAAACCCAAGGCTTCGCGCTTGGCGCTCGCTGCAACGATGCCCAACAGTGCGCAACCGTGTTCTACGAAGTCACTCGAAAAGTCACTGAGTCTTTCCGGCCCCTCTCCGGCTTCCTGCCGACGAACACCACTCCCAAAATGCTACGCTGACCTCTTCATGGAGGATTCGCGATGCCACACTCAGACCTGCTCCCTTCCCTGCTCCACAAGCTCAACGAAAATCAGCTCGCCCTCGAAGCCGCCATCATGGAGTTGACCCTTTGGGTCGAGCAGCGCGGATCGGCCGACGTCGCCGACAACATCCGCGGCGCCCTAGAAGCGATCGACAAGAATGAAGAGTTCATCAAGATGACGCTTGCGGTGATGATGGCGCCAGACTGACAATCGACAGCGGCAGAATTACAACGCGATTGACTCGGTCACCTGGCGCCGACTGGGTGCCGTCACTGTGGTTTCTTGTCAGAGCTTCACCTGTACCTGGAGAAGTCCCTAAGCACATGCTAAGTCGACGCGACATTTAATTATGGCGTCTAGCCGGGGATGGGTGGGGGATTGGCCTTTGAATTCTAGGGCCAAGCCCCAGTAACCCCCCGCAGCCCTCCGTCATCCCCCGATAGTTTGGCCCAAGAATTGGCCCAGACATTTCCTGCATCCTACCTAGCGAAAGCTCAGCACAAGATCACTCCTCAGTCTTCCGAGCGATTAGCGAGCAGCCATATCCGCGAACCAACCGGGATTTCAAATCCCCCGGGACTCACACGCTCTCAGCTACATTTCAGCAACTTCCTTACCCAGGCGTTCCGCCTAACTCAAACCGCCCTGCACCACCATGCGCAAACAGGCAGCCATCTATTTCCTGTAGGTAGCTCAGCGTGAAAGTGTTGGTGGCCGCCCTCGACGCTGAAAAATAAACAGCACCGTAATTCAAAAGCTACGCATCAATTAGAGGCAGGCGAACGATAAGTGATTTCCAGCACACTTCACTACAATAATCAGCGTCAACGCAACAGCCCCAAAGAACTTTATTTCCCATGTATAGCGTTAAAAATCTCTTCAATCGCCCCTTCAAATCTTCCTGATATTGCCACATCACCGCTTCGTCCGTTTTCACTTGCCCATTTTTCAAATACTTCTTTTTGCGAGCCAACGTAGTAAATTTTCGCGGTAGTAACTGCAAGAAGCTCCCATATATGCCTATCAACTAAATGCACGCGCAATCCAACAACAAAAATACTCTCGCAATGAGATAGGGATTCAACCCATGAACTGTATTGACTCTCAACAAACACGCCATCAAATAATCTAGTTTTATCTGGTGAGTACATTGCGATTGCCGGGGCGATAGAACTACTCATGCAAAATTTCATAACCTTACGAAGATCCAACTCCGCCCTAAAATTAGATCTTATTGCTGGACCACGCCAATCTGGAGAAAACTGAAAAGCTATGCCTGTGAATGTACACTGCGGAATAAAATTGCAGGAGCCATGAATTTTAAGAAGCGAAACCTGATCAGGTGAATCGCCAAACGAGTAAGAGTAATCAAGCCCCGCACGCTCAAAGCTCTTCTCAAGCAACAAGTCGTAATTAGTCGTCATAAACACCGCTCGTTTTTTGCTCCGAGCCAGTTGCTCAGCTATTTTAAAATATAGATTCTCGTCACCCAGATCATATTTCAAAAAAAACAACGACATCTCTTGAAGAAACCTAACAACGAAGCCACTGTGATTTTTATAGAAAAAATCCATCCCAACTTCAAAGTCAGAAAACTTTTCCGCACATTCTTCGTTAACAAAACTTAAAAAACCACCATCCCTCATGGCCTTGAAAAGGTCATTCCCCAGTGGTGGAGTGCTTGGCTTGCAATCTAGGCTACCGTAACTAGCGCCGGCGCCAAAAACAAATCCTATTGTCATCACATTGCTCCAATTAAACGGAGACTATCGATTAAATCTACCTTACTGACAAGCCTTTACAACAGCTCATCGGAGGTGGACAAAAGCGTCAGAACATACCCGCCTCCTGCACAGCGCCACGTCATCGACCTCGCTGACCCCCATAAAATGCGTTGTCCGACCTTCACTGCCTAAATCGTTTATTGCAGCACTGCCATGGCTTTCGCCCACAATTTCAATCGATCATCCTGTCCTTGGATCCCGCCATTGATACGCCGAGTGATCGCTTCGAACTGGCCAATATCTGCCATCTCGTTCAGGCCATTGCTCGACCAAAACCAAGCGGCGGACAGCGCAGCATAGACCGGCTGCTCCAGCAATTCAGGCTTGGTCAGAAGATCCAAGCTCAAGGCCGAGCCGCAAGCCTGGTAGTTAACCCATCCTGTGACCTGAATCAGCCCCCGACCCCGATACCGCCAGCCGTCACCCGTCAGGGCAGGCCCATTGCCCAGTCGCGAGGCATAGACGATATTCGCGATCTGCTCAGGCTTGCGGGCGACACTTGTGGCTGTCATCAGATTGAACCGCTTCGGCCAAGTCCTGATTAAACCCTCGGCGCTGTAGTTCAGGTTCTCGACCAACGTGCGCAACTGACCGGACTCATGCCCGACCTGCGCCAGGAACGCAGAAACACGCAACCGGCCTTCAATTTTGAACCGTGCCATCGCGTCATTTAGCGCGGACACAAAAACGCCGGCAACTGCGCCGGCGTTCGGGAGGATCTGCAGCAATTGCTGCTGGGTGATCGGCATCACTTTTCTCCTGGCGAAAAAGCCGCTTAGGCGGGCTGAAACTGCTGTCATCAACTGAGTTACCGGCTGCTGAGGACCAGCCAGTGCTATGACTATAAAGGAGGCAATTAGAGAGGAATGGCACAGCGACAAGGGGCGAAGGGTCTGCCGCAGGCCCGAATATTTCATTGTTAAATCTCAATTAAAGTTGCGAGCACCGCCAGCCGATACGGGTATCAGCCTCTAGCGGCTCAGATCAATTTTTGGGAAAAACGGAAGGGTTTTCGATAAGATACGTTTTGCCTTGCATGGTCTGGTCGCCATTTGAGCGAGCACATCACCATAAAAATACACATCACAGTTCAGCACGGATTATTTGATGCCTACTGAAAGCCATTCACTTACAGAAATGACACCAGTCGAGCGATCTCAATTTATCGCCAACCACGGAATGTCACTTGAGCACACCGGGGTGCCCGGTAGTCTTTCAGTTACATGCGTCCCTCCCATACATTTGTTTAGAACCGAGATTCGCGGGCACGTAGAGATTGGTGCGTATACATTCATGCGGAGTGGAAGATTATGCGGGAAGGTGGGCGCCTACTGCAGTATTGCCCCCAATGTCTCCATAGGTGATGGAGAACATCCAGTTACCTGGATGAGCAGTCATCCATTTCAGTACGGAAAATCATCTTTTAACAATTGGGATGGTGCTAAGGACTTCACAGGAGAACTCAGACTCCCCCTATCTATTTCTAAGCGAATGCCGGTTATCGGAAACGATGTATGGATAGGTGCAAACGCTGTAATTTTACGCGGCGTCACAATCGGTGACGGCGCAGTAGTTGCTGCTGGAGCGGTCGTAAATAAGGACGTTCCCGCCTACGCAATAGTAGGTGGCGTGCCTGCAAAAGTAATAAAATACCGTTTCGACCAAGAAATTATCGCTCAACTATTAGAGCTAAAATGGTGGGAGTACGACGTAAACGAGTTGAGCGACCTTTGTTTTGACGATGTTGAAAACGCAATACTTCAACTTCGCAAAAAAATAGACTCAGGAGCACAAAAGCGCGCAAATGTTTCGCTGAAGCTCCAAAACAACACTCTAACTATTACCAAAGAATAAACCAACCAAAAAGGAATTCACAATTGGACGATTCACAAAATAAAGCTTCAGCCATTACTGAAGATAATGCAGATCAAAGCTTGACACCTCCGTTTACTGAGGAGCAAGAGGCCCGCATTCGGGAAATATTTTCTGAGATGATGGACCTCCACATCAATCCAAGCATCTCCAACGACTAAATCTAGTAAAGACAGGTTGGCGCCGCCCCCAGGTCGGCGCCTTATTCACTCCAAATACGAATTCCAACCAGGCTTAAACTGTTATACCCAAACGTACCATTCGCTTTCTCATAACATCAGCGACTTGAGCAATTTCAGAATCCGTCAACGCTACGGAATAAATTGCCACCGCCGAGATATCGACTTCGGCCGCGAACCCACTCACGGCACTACCAATTCTGAACAAATTCCCATTGAGAATTCGGGCATTTTGACCTGAGTTTTCAACCTTAATACCTTTGGTTAGGTTGAAGTTTGCCTGGCCCGAGGCCGTGATACGAAGCGCCCGAATACCCCAATCAGTTGGAGTATCTGCACTTAACGTCAGAACACCCGAGCCAGGGCTTCCACTTCCGTTATCGCGAGGCGTGAAGGTTGTTAACGCAGTAGGGGCTACGTGATGGAGAGAAACCCCCACGGTATTGCCGGAGTAGCCTGGAGTTACCGCTGCGCCTGAACCATTCGCCACATATGCCGGGGTGTTAGCATCACCAAAGGCGGAAGCACCGGCTGGAATGGCAGCGACAGCTTTCCCAACCACGACAATCGTCATCTCAGTGCTCTCTGGCACTTGAGTCTGCAAGTAACTGGTCAAGCTTTTGAATCTGCCGTGGGTCGCATATGCCGCTGGCGCCCCAATCATCGCTGCGTTTACCTTACCAATCGCGCGATTCAAGAAAAAACGACTCGACTCTGTATCAAGGGTAAACCAAGCCTCCAATCCTCGGGTAACTGGAGGAACGACCTTCGTATTCCAAGCCGAAGTGACACCGTTGGCAATCAATTTGATACCCATCTTAATTCCTTACATTAAGTTAATTTTGGCGGCGGCAACGAATGGTGCTAACGCCTTGAAGAGCGCCTGACGGGATGCGCCAGATGGATGGGTGTTATCGCTCCAATCAGAAACTTTGAAACCGTCGTTACCCGTTGGAACTGCCAATCCAATTGCATAACCGACTTCAGGGTTAGTCATAGCCCAAAGAGGCGGCACGATAACTTTCGAACCAACAGTAACGGCAGCTGCCTTCAAGGCTCGGATCATGGGGGCGTAATGACTAGCCCAAAGAGCGTTTCGCGTAGAGTTGTAAGAGGTACCGGGTACGCTACGGATGACCTTGGCGGAAGGCCAGGCCGCCAGTATCTGGCTGTGCATGAGAGTGTCGTTAGAATAAATAGCATCGTAGATTGCCGAAGAAGCAAGATCACGAACATCGTTCGTGCCGACGGTATTAATGACTAGGTCTGGCGTGTCAAAACCAAATCGAGATTGATAAAACGCCGGATCGAAGACGCGACCATTTCTAACAACTGCCGGGGAGTCAGAGCCGTTAGCGATACGGACAAAGGGGTTGAATGCGAACTGATCCGACTTCTCCATTGTCAAGTAGCTTGCTTCATCTCCTACCGCAATCATTTGCGCGCGCCCAGTAACGGCGTAGGTGTAATCACCGCTCTCCCATCCCGGGCGCCCTTCGGCCAACGGGCCTGCGGTATTTGTTTCGCTGGACGATACCGAACTTTTCAGAGTACCCATCCAATTAGGCACAAACCCTAACTCTCTGAGATAGGTATCAAGGAGATATGGTCCTGCAAAATTAGTAATGCTATCGCCAATCCAGAGAATGTTGATCGGCACCGCCGGTGACTGCACTGACACATTTTTAAGTGTCAGCGCCATCGTATGCCGAACATCGGGCTGAGACTTCAGGCGTAAATTCAGAACGGCAGATGCTCCGCACTTTGTATAGCTGACCGGCATAGCCGGGGCAGTAACGCTGTAACTCGTATCCTGACTGGCCAAGGATGCGATCACGCTATCAGAGTTTTCGCGATGTGGGATCATGCCCTGGGCGTACACCGCCACGTCCCCCCCCTCCGCAGTGGCGATAACTGGCATGAACAGGAGGCCGCCGTCGAATGGAGAAACTGCGCCTTCTGCGGAGTCGACTAGAAAATTTTGATTGAAGTCCTGAATTACACCGCCATCTTCGTCAGTGATGTAAAAACCTGGCATTGAAGTCGGTTGCACTTCCAGAGCTCCGAGTATGGCCCGCTCTGCATCAACGAATACGCTTGCCGCGCCCTCACTGTCGCCAATGATGGTTTTGTCTCCAGGCTCGGCAATGACATCAAATCCCGGCGTTTCTAGCCGCTTAGAAGTCAACGTGCTCAGCTTCCCTCCTTCTTGGTCGCTTATAACCATCACCTCGACTTCTGGGGTGCTGTAATTCGTGGTGGTCACCAAATCGCTGACAGCCTTGAGTGCCTCCGATGAAGGGTAACGCTTGATCTCAAGGGCGACACCACCCTCGTTTCGATAAAGAATAAGGTATTCGCCACTGGTGGAGGCTGGAACCGTGAAGTACGAACCACTCACCGTGCCTGCCAAGCCAGACGCAGTGGTCAGGTAAATCATTGCGCCGGTCATCTGTGCCGCTAAATCAGCTACTGCCTTAGCGTTGGTCGGGCGCATCACGCCGTCACCAACGTCCATCATCTTGATTTGATCGCTCAGCAACAGTTCGTTGGCTGTATCGATCGTTGCCGTCAGTCGGGCAAGATCAGTCGCGCCGCTCATATTTACTCCAGACGAAAAAAAGCCCGCTCAGTGGCGGGCTATAGAAATGAAAGTGTTCGGCGGGCCGGGCAACTATGTGGCGCCCGGCCAGGACTCGGTGTACCAGCGTTTCAACTGGGTTCGCAGCCGGGAGTTCATGACGCCAATATCTATCCCGGACATCAGCCCAACCAGTTCGGCTTCTGTGACAATCGGCATTTCAAAAAGCGACAGGACGGCGGTATATCGCCAGAGATTGACGCCCACCAGAGTCGGGCCGTCGTAAATGTCCGTGAACTGGGCCTGCGTCTGCATCAGTCCGAGCGGACTCCTGACGGGGCACATGAACCAATCGGCCCAGCCGATCCCCCACTTGCACCACCCTTCAAACAACTTGGCCTGCTCGGCATTGCACAACCACGAAACGGATACCTCAGTCGGCACGCTCCGATAGCGGCGCCGGTTTCTGGCGCGACCGCTGACAAAGAGAGAGCGAACGATGGGGCTTGTCGGCTTGAATCCGTACCCGTCTCGCAACGGAAGCGGAATACCGTCAGGCATAGTCAGCATGTTTCGCAATCCTTAATTGGTGGCGAAGTTGTTGTCGTCCGCATAAACACGCGAATCGTAGTTGACCGCCTCAACGTCCGCTGAGTGGTCACCTGGATCGATTGACGTGATCAGAACCGGATAACACCAACGTGTCGATTCGCCGAACAGTAGGTGCGGCGGATCGATGTCCCATGAAAAGTCAGGCTCAAAATCCAGCGAAGGTACGGTAAGCCTGAAGTCATCGACGCGAGTTGCAGGCCAAGGCCCGCTGACAGTGCCGTCCGGGCGTCGCAGGCCGACCACATGGGAGACGCCCGACTTCCAAGTCAGAGGTTCGGAGCTCACCAGAATCACCGAACTGCTGCCTACAGTTACATCCATCAGCATCGAGCTTTGCCCGTAACCAGGAATGTCATCGGCCACCGCGTCGTAGCTGAGGTAACCGCTGTTCAAGGCATCAAACTCGGTGCTCCAGCTGTAGCTTTTGTTGCGGTAGACCTGGGCACGCCGCATGCGCATCCCGATTCGCCATGCTCGATCTCGATTGGTAACCCCCTTCAGCGTGACGGTTTGAACCGTCAACCCCTGATCACCCGGCAGTCGGCACCTGACCACTTCAGTCGCATGGGTGACTTCGTCCATGTACTTGATATCCACGCCGTCGTAGTCGTCAGGCGCCGGCAGGGTGAAGTTCCGCTTGAGTTGCTCGGTCATGTTCTGCGGGGTGTACATATGACCGATCTGCGTGCGCAGTTCATCGCGAACCGGTGTCACCTGGCCGCGCTCTAGAGTGAACTCCGCAAACCCGGCGAGCAACGCATCGTTGAGGCACTCCTTGACCGTGCTGTCGTCTTCAATCGCATAGTCAAAGTGATCACCGCGGCTCTGCCAAATCGAGTTGTAGCGGCCGAACTCCTCGATATCCATATCGTCATCTGTGCCGCCTGCCGACTTCATGACGTAATTCACCCAGGGCACGATGTCACGTGTCGCCACCGGAGCGCTCCACACGTCACCCGCCAGCACCGGCAGTTTCCGAGTGGCAATCACTGAGACTTGATTTTGTGACTGAGCGGACAGCTTGTCGCCGCCTCGCACATAGAGCGCCATGGTGGTGCAGTCCTTGTAACTGCTTGGTGCCTTGTCGATGCGACCCCGCAGCCCGTACCACTGCACCCGGTTAAACTTGAAGTTTTCCTGTGACTCTTCCCCGACACGACGAATCCTGACCTCTGGCCGGATGTAGGTCGGCGCTGTGATCACCCTGGTGTAGCCCTGCTGATCCGGGCTCATCGCCTCAAACTTGTAAGACACACTGGTCCAGGCACCGGCGGCCGAAGCATCACGATACTGGACCTCTGTTTTCGCCCAGTGCGAGCGAGTGTTCCCGTTTTTCTCGGTATAACGAACCAATCCCTGCGGGAAAAAGAAGTCCACTTCAAAACGGCGAATCACCTCGCCCTCAGGGCAGGCATAAAAAGGCCCTGCCCAGTCGCCCTCAGTGGTCGAGCTATCGAGCGTTATCAAAGCAGTGTTTGTCTCGATGTCGTCGAACCCCGACCATGCCTCATCTTCGGTTGCCGTATCGGTCAAACGAATGACGGTAATCGCCGAAGGGCCATGGCTTTCGTCAACGCCCTCGGTGTCCTCGTCATCATCAACTGAGTCGTCTGACACTGACGCGATTCGGTACCGCAGATCACGATAACCAATGCACGACCAGAGGACTCCGGTTTGAAGACCTACAACCGGCGCGCCGCCATCGTATGTCAGGGTGATTTTCGCGGAGACTGCATCAGCAGCCGCAACCGTCCTCACCCCGGTGACGAACACCGGCGACGAACCTAAGACTGTCGACGAAGAACCGCCCAAAGTGAGTGCCGCCCCAATATATGGCGATGCAGATTCGGCAATTCGAAGAAAACTGCCAGAGGCACTGGCAACCAGCCCCGTACTGACCAGCGCAGCGTTCACCGCTGTCACCAGACCGGCGAGGTTGGTGGTGGCCGTGTTCAGCGTCACCGAATAGGTGCTCGCCCCTCGGCTTACCGTGAACGTCAGCGGTGTGACATTGAAGTCGTAGCGCGCCGGCGCGCTGTTTCCGGTAACCATGGACGCGCTACCTGTGACCGCAGGAACAGCCGGAACGTAAGGCGCGTAGCTCGCCACCACGTATTCACCGGCATTGGCTCCAGTAATCTCGATCCTCATGCCCACAAAGGGATCGATCATAGGCACATGGTCGCCGCTGATGATCGTTGCCGATCCATCCGCCGGCGCGGTGAACACGTAGGGATACAGAACTTCAATGCGCGCGATCATGCCGGCGTCCCAGCCGTGCGGGAACCAGCCAGCCAATGGAGACACAGAAACAACGTATTCGCTGAATTGCACCGATGCTGCCGTTAACTGCGGCTCCACGGGGGTGGTTGTGGTCAAGGTAAGACCGGCACTACCGGTCGACGTGGAGCCAACCTCTTCGCAGTTATGCCACCAAAGTCGAGCCAACTCGGCTGCCACCGACTCGCCAGGACCGTAGATGGCATAGGATGCCGCGCTACCAAGAGATGCAATGGGGGTTCCGCCAATACGCACCTGCCCCGGCGGGATGTCGAACTCGCCCACACCGATGCACAGCAGCATTTCAACCCACTGCACCTTGGGGTCATCCCCAAAGTAACGGCGAGTCGGGGTCAGGTAATCGGGGAAAATCTCGTTCTTGCCCGCGCACTCGCGAATGACGTCGCCCAGCTTTACCTGGTTGGCTGTAGTTTTCGCAAGGCCGATTCCCTTGCCTGAGGTCGCGTTGCTCGCAGAGCTGGGTGTCACCAAAGGCTTCTGGGTAAGCATAACCACGCCGACCGCAACAATCGCCGCAACGACTGCCCATGCGGCGATCTCAAGGCCAGTACCTTTTGGCTCAGGGTAAATGCGCACTATATCGGCGGGACCGAACTCAACCTTCGCCCAATGCTGCGGATCGATAAACACACCGTTCACTTCAATGCTGATCGGCGGCGAGTCGCGCACCTGGTAGCTCGGCACCTTGGCCACCAACCAGCTTTCGATGGTCATCACGCGATCGGTCTTGTGGCGCTCCAGCGGCTGGCCTTCAAGTTTGCTCGGGTAGAGTTCGATCACGGTGATAGCTCACTTTCAGATATTGATCTTGGAATTTGCGCAGCGGCTTGATGGTGGCGCCGGACGGCTTCATTTCCATTCCATGAAGCCGGCCATCGACATCAATGATCACCGCGACATGAATGCAGATCAGGCCACGCCATACGCAGGCGATCGCCCCGACTTCAGGTTCGCACCGCTCCATGGCTGCTGCGCCCTCATTCACGGCCTTTGTGAACTCCTTCGGCATGGTGTTGCGGACATTACCCCAACTGGGAAGCAGCGGCAGGCCGTAGACCTCATGCCGGACAAGTCGAGCCAGTCCCCAGCAATCCAGTCGCGCAGAGCCGCGCCCGCCATCCTCGTAGGAAGCGTTCAGGTATTTTTCGAACATTTAGATGTACCGGAGGCAGGGCGCGAAGGCCAAGGTGTACTTGCGGCGCGGCCAGGCGAGGTTAATCAGGTCGAAGTAGCCGGCGTTGAGTTGAACGCTCGCCCCCTGCATAAAGCCATTTAGCACCGTCATCCGGTACGGGCGCTCCGCCGGTGTGGTGAAGTCGGTGGAAACGAATATCCGGAATACCAGCCCGATCTTCGCTCGTGCGACGAGCGCCTGGTCAATCAGTTGCTGCGCCTCACCGGTCACGTTGTCGATGGCGAAAGTTAGAGTCTGATTTCCACTGTTGTCCCGCTTTGGCAGCGCCGCGGCGAAACCAGCTGCAGTGAATGTCGCGGTCACGCCACCTTCCGTGGTAGCCGTGATGTCGTCGAATCCCTGGCAGATATAGATCGGCGCCGCCCAAGGCGTACAGAACAGTTCGAGCGTAGGGATGATGACGGCCTTCCCCCCAGAGGCGTACAGCGTTTCAAGTGCCGTCATCGTCCCACTCGCTTCAGTCCATAGGTTTGTTCAAAGGCCTTTGCTGCGGCGCTCTGCGAACGGATGTTTGAGACGAACACCTCCATAATCTGCTTGCCGTCTGGGCCGGTGCTGGTTTGCACCTGCCCGGCGCGGCTGGCATCTTCGTGAAGGTTTACTTCCGTTTTGCTCGACATGCTGCTGCCATTGATCTGACTGAGTGTCCGATCAAGTTTTGCGCTGGTTTCAGCGGTGGTTACGCGCTCACCTTTCTGCAGGAGCCAGGTGCCCGTTTCCGGTACAGAGTCGATACCGTCGTGGGCCATGCCCAGCAGAGCCATCGATGAGGCGGTGGCATTTGTTGTCGTGATGGCTGCGATTGCCGGAACTGAGTTGGCACCGAAAGATGCCAGGGAAGCCATCGCCGCAGCCGGCGCGTATGCCGCCGCGATAGCAGGACCTGAGATAGCAGCCTCTGCAACTGCAGCAGTGGTACCCGTGGCGCCCATCGCAAGTTGTACGCCTTGATACACCAGCCACTGCGCGGCCATCCTGGCCAAGGCATCAATCAGCGAATTGGCCATGGAAGAAGCAATATCCATCACCGAATCGCCAAAGCTCTTGTGCTCGGTGAGCATTGCACTGATATTTTCTGAAACTGCGCTAGTGCTTTCCTCCAGCACGCTCGAAGTAAAATCGGCAGCCTGCTGCTGGTAGTCGGTAGCCGTATCCTTGTAGTTCTCCCAGGCCGAGCTGACGCCGTCGAGCCAGTTTTGCTGCGCGGCGTCCTGCTGGTTGTAAAAGTCCTGCTGGATCACCATGCGCTCGGCGAGTGATTCACTGAGCATTTCCGTTTCTTTGTCGTACAGCTCCTGGGTAATGTCCCCCCCATTGAGCTGTTTCTGCAGGTCGGCAGCCTGCTTGTTGTAGTCCTGCTGAATCTCTAAATCGGCCTGTAGGCGCTCTTTGAGTTTGTCACCTGAACCAGCACCAGCCAGTTCAACCTCAAACCCGTGCTTGATCGTTTGATTGCTGTCTTTGAGCGTATCCCCAAAGCTAGCCAGTTTTACGGCGTCTTCATTGGCCTGCTTCAGCTTGTTTAAGCCGTCCAGCTCAGCAGCCAAACCCTCAAGGCGCTTCTGCTGCTGAGCATTGATACCAACCAGCTTGCCGGACTCGACCTCAAACTGAAGCTTGGCGATCTCGGTAGCATTTTTCCGGGCATCGTTCGACGTGTTGATCAACTCGATTTGACGCTCGTACCCCTCTTCAGTGGTATCGAAGACGCCCTGCAATTTCTTCGCAGCCGCCTCAGCCGCCTTGGCCGCATCTTGTTGATCCTTGGTCAGCGCTTTAAAAGTGCCCGGCCGGGCCGCCGCTCCAACTCCATTCAACGCATCAGCAATTTCTTTCAGATGCCCACTTGCCTGTCCGCTCGAACCCGCCTGGTCGATTCGCCCCCAAAGGTTGTTGTATTTTTTGTCTAACTCATCCAGATCATCGCCAACGATTGACGCCGTACGGGAAGAGTTTTCGCTAATTTTTTTGATTGCATCGATCGGACTGGAAAAATCCACCCCATCAAAAGCGCTTACTACGATCGCAGCAACGCCAGCAATGGATTTACCTAGCAGCTCAAAGGTGTACGCAATGCCGACCGCAGTTTTCGCAGTAAACTTGAGAACGCTGTTAAGGCCATCGGAAAGCAGGGAAACCGAGGCGGTGTCCTGGCTCAAACCAAAAAGAATGTCCGCATAGTCGCTCAGCGTCGGCATTAGCGATGCAGCAACTTGATTTTTGATACCGGCCAGGGATTGCTCCGCGAGCCACCCGGCGGCGGCCAAGCCCTGAGTAGCCTTGATGGTTTTCTCGTCCATGATCGCGCCAGCTTGCTGCGCTGAATCGCCTAGCACCTTGAACGCTGCCCCGTTGTCCCGCAGTAGAGGCAGGAGCAATGTTGCATCGTTCGCCAGCGACTCCATTTGCTGCGTCATTTCTGCCTGGCTGAGTCCCGCCTTCTGCAGGCTGGACGTGAACAGCTGCAATGCCTGAGGACCCGAGAGATTCCGGAACTGCTCGGCAGTCACACCAACTTTAGGCGCGATTGTTTTGAAGAAATCCTGCAGCTCGCCGCCGCCGTTGAGCAAGAAATCGCCGACTTTGTCGTTCACATCCTTGAATATATCCGCCAGCTTGTCCTGCTCAACCCCCACGGCTTTTGCACCGGCAGCATACTTCTGGAACTCGGTGCTGCTCGCACCGGACACCTGTGCAAACCGAGTAATCTCGGACCCAGCTTTGACTGACGATACCGTCAGTGCTGCCAGAGCTGCAACGCCAGCCGCGACGCCCGCGCTTATGCCAATCCCGATTTTCTCCGCGGATTTCTGGATCTCGGCCATACGCTTTTGAGATTCACGACTGGCTTTATCCAGCGGACCTGTAAACCCTCCGATCTTGGCGATCAGGTCCAGCGTTAACGTACCAAGCGATCGGGAAGCCATAAAAACTCCAGGCGTAAAAAAACCCGCCTAGGCGAGTCAAATTTTCGGATTCTTCAGCAGAGACGGCAGTTAGGTCCACGACTCCATTGCCTGCTCGAGCGTCAGTGGCTGCTCAGAATCATGCGGCATAAAATCGTAAATTTTGAAGCCGCCGTTCTGGCTTCTCGAGTTGGCATAGAGCGTCGCGAGCATTGCGGCACCGCGCTCTATGCGCATCCCCCAGTTGAGCGATCCACGCTTAGCTCGGTACTTCTGCCACTGGCGAAACTCCGGATAACTCAGGCGGGCTTGCGCTTCCGCGATGGAGCAGCCGATCGTGATCGCGATTTCGTGCCAGAGCTCGTCGAGGTCGCTGAGCTCATCATCTTTCCCATGCCGGTAACCTCGGATATCACTGACAGAAGCGCCACGGTCAAGTTTCCATCCAAGGCGCCCCGCTCCGGATCAGCGGCTCCAGTAATGTCATCGACGGCGAACACCGGCGCGCCGCTCTCATCACAAATGCACGCAGCAATGCGCCCGGCGATACCATCACGCTTGCCGCCGGCCGCTAGCACATCGCTGACCGCCGACAAGTATCCAAGCGGGCGGACGAACACGGTAGCAGTGAGCTCGGCATCACCCTGCTTCCAGGTGATTTGCTTTTCTACCGGAGCGCCGGTGAAGGCGCCCACTTCTTTTAAAGTGTTGATGCTCAGCTTCATGATCAGACCTTATGGGGTTTTGCGAATCCAGGCGGAACCGCCGGAGCGTTGAATGGACGCGGCGGTGCTCACCACAGCATTTGCTGCAAAGTCGAACGGGAAATCAGAGACGTATCCCTCGAAGATGTACCAGGTACGCGTGGCCGGCAGTTCGAAGTCATCACCCTCGGTGTTTAGCGTGGGCAAAGCAGTCGGTTCCCCGGCAGCGTTTTTAGGGCCGTCCGACCAACCAACTGCCCACTTGATCGTGGTTTCGCCATCAGCTTCTGAGAGTTGATGAAGCCGGATATGACTGGGGTTTGCAGGATCAGCGTTGACCGTGAGCGATGCCTGACCTGGAGTGCGCAGACCTTTTTTGTAGGTCCGTTCGGCAGAGCTCAGACAGGTATCTTCAATCGGATCCGCAGGGTTTCCGCCCGGGTTGAACGCAGTCGCGCACTCAACCTCCATTACGGTAAACGCGCCGGTACCGGTTAGAGGCGGCACCAGAGCAAAAATTTGAGTTCCTTGAGTAAGGATCGACATGGCGTTCTCCAAATGTCGGACATAAAAACCCGCACATGGCGGGCCGGGTTCAGGGGTTGGCTATCTGGGTACAAGCCAGTCGACGTCGAAGGTCGACCGGTAGAGATTTGTCGTGGTGTCTTTTTTCTCGCCCCCCCAGCTCACAATGTTCGCTTTCAGTTCGATTGCGCGGGCTATTGCGTCGGTGACCGCTCTGGCTGATGTTGCGGTCACTGCGTACACGTCGACCTGCAGCGTGAGTCCGTCCAGATCTGGGCGGCCGGCCAGATAGTTTTCTGGACTCCCGGTGACCATCTGCCAAACGGCATAGGGTTTCGCGACACCCTCCGGCGCCTCGCCGAATGGATAGAGCCGATGGGGCGTCACCCCGAGCAACGCTCGGACGCCGGCATCAGCGGAACACACGGCGAAGATAGGTGCTGCTGGCATTAGTTACTCCCGGTAGCCTTGGCCGCACGCTTGATCGCACGGTCAATGGCTTTCTCGTATTCGGTAACGAACGTGTTGGTCGCTTCACTGATGTTGTCAGCAAGGGCTTTACGCATGAAGGGCTGGGCTTCCATATTCGCCGTGCCGAACTCCAAGAGACGCCAGTGAGGCGTCGCACCGCCGGCGGCAAGGTCCGGCTGTTCACCTGTTCTGGCCAGCACCGCACCTTTCATCACCCCGACTCGAAATCCCAAATCGCCGGTTCTCTTGAATAGTCGACCGTTCCAGCGCAAGCCAATGTTGCTGGCTATGGAGCGTCCTGTTTCGGCATCATCCAGGGCCCGGGCGCCCTCCTTGGCTTTTTCCGCAACCAACTGAGCAGCGCGGCGTAACGCTGACCGCCCGCCCTTCCGCTTCAGGTCGTATGTGACGGCATCAAGCTTCCCAAGGAGCGAGTCCAAGCCGGCAATGCTGAATTCGACTCCATTAGCCATCATTCAACCCCTTCGATACCAGAATGGTGAGGTACTCCAGGCCTGACACCGGATCGGGCATCGGTGGTCCCTGAATGCTGTAGACGTCACCACGGTGAAGAATGCGCATCGTGGGTAGCACTCCGGCGCGGTAGCGGATCACCATGCGGCCGGAGGCTTCTGACTGGACCGCCTGCGCCGCGATTAGATCGCGGGCGCTGAGCGGCTCAACCGAGGCGGGCACCTTCTCCCAGACAGGTTCCCAGCCCGGCAACATCTCGCCCGTTTCGGGATCCTGAACGAGACTAGGAGTCTGGAAGGTTATCCGATGACGCAATGTACCAGCGCGCATCAGGCACCCATCCCGACGCGATATGGCGTCAGCAAAGCCTTGGAGGCTTGCGGCAATTCGGTGGCAATGGTGCCGGTTACCACCTCTTCACGGTTGGCGAATAGGTGCCCCAGTTTCAACAGGCAGCCCGATTGAATACTGGGCGTGATGACCATTCCCCGTGCTACTCGGGTGGCTGCGTCCAATGCCTCGGAGAGCGAGAACTTCGCGTCATCCATCGCTTCGCAGCGCAATAGCTGGTCATCAATCAAAGCGGCATCGGCCATGGCCGAATCATATTGCTGTCGGGCCACGCTTCGCATAGATGGCACCTGCAGACGGGCAGCATCGAGAGCGGCCTGATCAACAAAGAACGAGCGCTGGATGTACGCCATCGCGGCACCCTCAGCGCCATCCAGCTGGGACTGAACAAGCTCCTGGTCCTCCGGCTCAGCCAGGAGGTGCTTCATCGCCAGATCAATGTTGATCACGCTCATGATTACTCTGCCTTTTTCTTGGTGCCTGGTTTCGGCGCCGACTTGTTATCCAGCTCCGGAGCCTTTTTGCTTTCAGGTGGGTCTGCAGCTTTCACGGTGTAGTCCTCGACCAGCCCGTTGCGTAGTAGCTCGCGGGCGTCCAGTTCGGCGGCCTCGATATCTGACCTCGGCGGTGCGTACGCGCCGCGCCACTCGAAGCCCTTGATGGTTTTCAGTTTGATGTCGGTCATCAGATCAAAAGCCCGGTCTCCCGGGCTTCTCCTTCAGCGTGTGCCCGAAGCCCTTATGGCGTTGGGTCAGTGAAAGGGCCGTGGACAAACGACTGCGGGCGGTACACCGCCAACGCCAGGCGCTCTTCTGCACGGATAGTCACCATGTTCTTGGTGAAGTTGTCAGCGTCCTCGGTCGAAACCTCGACGTTTGCATCTTCACGGTCGAAGACCTGGGCGGCCATGTCGAACGCGCCGACCATGAACTCGCCTTGCGGCATGGCGTTGGTATCAACAACCGGCAGGCGCCACATGCGAGGCTGACCACCCTCCTGCACGTTGACCCAGATGTAGCTGCCGGTGCTGTCCTTCGCCAACTCCATGTCTGCCCAGTCAACCGGGTTGAGGACAATCGCGCTGGCACGATACTCGGCAATACGCACCTGCAAGATGGCCCGGCGCAGCAGGTCAATCTTGGTGTCGCCCGCTTTGCGCAGGGCTTCGTTGAATGGGGTGGCTTGCGGGATCAGGCCCAGCAAATTCTGACCAGTGCCATTACCAGCCAGAATCTGGTTTTCCTCGACGTATTTCAGACCGTAAATCGCACGGCCGTCGATATAGCTTTGCAGCAACGGAACGTCAGCCAGCACCTGCTTGGAGGCCCGAAACCAGTGAGCGATGGTCTTTACGGTGGTGGTGATCAGCTCGTACGACAGATCGGACTGAGGCTTGGCCAACGTTTCGCCGACCGGGGCCGCCATGTTCTGGAAACCTGACTCACGCACGTACTCGATTGCGTTCGAGTTGGTCCGGCCCGGCATGATCAAGTCACGAATGGTGAACGTGCGATCCGGCCCCTGGATAATGCCAGGTACGCGGGTAGGCTCGATGGCCGCACCGACACCGCCGGTGCCAGTGGTTGCGCTGGTAATGCTGGTCACCGCCTTGAGGCGCATACGAGCAACACCACGGCCTTTTTCAGCCAAGCCCTTGAAGTCGTCACCATCGGTGAACTGCTCGCCGATGGATTTTGCGCCCTCGTCGTTGGCGGCGCCGCGGCGGGTGAGCTTCTGCTCAACTTCGTTCAGGCGATCTTGCAGGCCGAGACCATCCTTGACCAAACCATCGAGAATGGTCTTGGTGTCGTCCAGGATCTTGCCGTGAGATTTGATTTCTTCGTTGGCCTTTTCGGCAAACACCTTGATGTCATTGTCGCGCTTGCTCAGCGCATCCATGACATCCTTCAGTTCCAGCTGGTCGCCGGCACGCTCTTTGCGCTGCATCTGGCGCTGCTCGGATCGCGCTTCATTGCTCAAGTAGTTCATGAGTGATTCCTTAAAACTGTGGGAGAGACAGGCCTTGGCTCAACTGCGCATGCAGTGCCTTGGCAACTTGGGTTTCAGCCTGGTCGCCCGCGGACTCGCTCCGGAGCATGTGCTGCAATCCACGGTTGGCAATCACCGCAGATTGAGTTTTCGAGAAGCCTGCCTCGCGCAGGAGCAACTCAAATTCGGGAAGTGATGGCAGGCCGCCATGGGCCAACTTCGATTTGATTGTGTCGGTGCGCGCTTCGTCGTTGGCCGGCACCGTCACAATGGAAATTTCCACCAGGTCCAGCTTGGTCAGCGTGCGGATTCGGGTCTTCTCGTCAAAGCTCGACTCGCGCACGTAGTACCCGATCGACAGCCCGGTGATTGACCTGGACTTCATGCCGCGATAGGCGACTCGAGCATAGGGAGCCTCAGCCAACCAAAGCTCTCCCGCGCCGAACAGGCCGTATTCGTCCTCCTTGAGGCTGGCGATATCCCAACTGCCAATCGGTTCGCCTGTGCTGTGCTGCCACAACACGGGGAAAGTCCGATCCTTCGCCTTGGCCTCAGCAATCGACTCAAGGAAAGCCCCTGGGGCCACCACTTCGTTGTAGCTATCGACGACGCCAAACACCGATCCGTAGCCAGAAAAAAGGCCGTCATCACCGACAGCCTTAACGTCATAGTCGAATGAGCGGTATTTGACCGCCACCGCCTGGTCTTTTCGTTTCATTCCGGATTACCTTTTGGCTTGTCGTTAAGCCAGTCAATTAGGGCTGATCGGGCCTGCTGCGCATCACCCGCGTCTCCGCCAAGCTTGTCGATAGGCAGCATGTTCGACTGGACGGTGAGCTTCGCGGCATTCCCACCCATGGGCGCAAGGTTCTCCTTGATCCGGCAGTCGTCGCGGGTGTAGATGCCGTTTTGCGTCATAGAGCTGTAGAACGCCGCGCGGGCCGCACTATCAGCACGGAGCAGACCTTCCACGTTGAACTTCGCGTAGAAGCGGCGGCGTTCATCAGGGCGAAGCAGGCGGCGATTAATGCTCTGCTCGATCCGCTTCATCCAGGGCAGCAGGGTGAAACTCAGGAAGCCGAGCATCTGCTGCTCCATGCCGGTGCCCCAGCTGGTGCTGTTCGAGGTATGGCCGACCATCCATGGTGGCGTCCGGAACCAGCGGCAAATCTCCTCGACATTGAAAGCCCGGGTCTGCAGCATCTGCGCATCCTCGGGCGTCATCGACACCTGCTGATACTTCATGCCTGCCTCGAGCACCATGGTCTTGCCGGTATTCACTGCTCCCGCAAATTTCGCAGCCATGTCCTCGCGGATATCTTCCCGCTGGGCCTTGTTCAGTATTTGGTCGGTCGACAGGACCCCGCCGAGCTTCATGCCGTTGGCGAACATTTTGCTGGCCGACTCATCAGCCGCCATCGCGGCGCCGAACACGTTGCGACCCATAGCCAGTGGACTGAGGCCGCACATGGGGTCCGTACCGAACCCCCGGGTATGCATCATCTGTTCATCAAGCAACGTGTGGGATTTTCCCAAAGTGTCGATGAACCGGTATTCAATCTCTCCGGTGCTGAGACGCCTTGGCGTTGAAACTGCTTGGGGGAGAATGAACTCGAGCGATGAAATCTCCGCGCCCACCCTGTGTGGCTCGTTGAAGCTGTTGCCGCTGAGCAGAAGGCTCGCCACAACGCACTCCCAAAACTCCACCGGGGTTTGGTCGGCATTTGGCTGCTGGCTGATAACCCGGTGTACAGGGTGAGATGACGCCACCACCGGCACACCGCTTTTGTCTTCGTACAGCGCGATTGGCAAAGTGGCCAGAGTTTCGGCAATCAACCGAACACAGGCCCAGACCGTGGAAAGCTGCAGCGCCGTCTGCTGGCTTACGGTTTTACCTGACGCTGAATCAGTGCCGTAGAAGCTGTTCCAGAACGCCTTGTCGCCGAGGCCGATTCGACGGCCCACCCAGCCAGCCAATGAGGATTTGACGAGGCTCGGCTCTGCCGATTTGAACATTGCCTGCCGCAGGATAGACTTGAGTGGTTTAGTCACCGGTCAGCCCCTTTCGGATGAAACCTGCGACACCCAGGAAGGACGCGCCGCCGGCGATGAGAGACCATCCAGTGCCGGCCAAGACGAAGACGCCGGCAACGAGCAGGCACAGCGCGGCCACGGCCGCTGCAATGAAGAGGACCAGGCCTGTATCCATGGGTGAGTTATCCAACAATGATTGGTTTCGAAAAAAAGTCGGTGATGTTGCCGCTGTTGTCGTTGACCAGAACTAGCGCCCGGCCGATTGTCATGATCAGCGCCACGGCGCCGTCGATCTTGTTGTCGTCGCCTTGCTTGATCGGACGAACGACATCGTCGTTGCCTGGCATGTTTTTGCCGATCACATTGGCGATGCACCAGGTCATGATCGGATTACCGTCATGATGGAACCGGCCGGCGGTTATGGCCGCCTCGAGCTCCTTCATCGGATCTGACATGTTGGTGTAGTTCTGCGTGATCGTGATCGGATTGAAACCCTCGTCGTCAAGGTCATGACTCAACCCTGTGGCACCGTGCGGGTCAATCGGGCACTCGCGAACTGGTGCCTGGTGGTTTGCTTCCTTGGTGTCTTCGAAGATCTCCCGGTAATCGATCTCGGCACCGTCAGTTACCTCCAGATGTTTGGAGTTGATCCAGGCCTGGAACCGTTCTGACATGCGCTTGTTGTCGCTGTCATACGCGGTGTCATAGGGCACCCAGAACTTCGGCGCGACACTGTAGTAGTGGGTTTTCCCATCGATCATGCGCCAGAACAGCCGCGCTCTTGAGTTCATGTCCAGCTTGCGCGCCAAGTCGAATCCGGCGATCCATTCCTGCCCCTCGAACTGTTCCAGGGTCAGCGTGGTGTCCTCGCACGATTTCCAGTCTTCCATGTTGAAGAAGCCGGACTTGGCGCTCACCCACAGGTTCAAGTGCTTGGTCTTGAACGTGTTAGTGAAGCGCGCCGAGCGGATCGCCCGGGCCTGCTGGCTCTCCAGGTACTCTTGAAAAACCGACACCCCATGGTTGGGGTTGGCCTTGGCCAGCATCTTCGGATCGGTCCAGTCGTCGCCCTCGTCAAGCGTCCAGATAAAGCCGAACAGCTCGTCGTCGGGCACCGTGCCTTCCAGCATCTCAATGACCTGACGGCGCTTGTCGTAGCACGGACCCTCAATATCTGCGCCGGCGGTGGTGATGATGAACATCAGCGGCTGCCGCCGGGCTCCCATGCCGGTGAGCATGGTGTCGTACTGGGCTGAGGTGCGATGCTCATGGAATTCGTCCACGATCGCGCAGCTGGGTGATGCACCGTCGCCCGGGTCGCCAATTAGCGGCTCGAAGCGGCTGAAGTCGGATGGGATGTTCATGTTCGAGGCGTTGACCTCGATGCCCGCCGCTTGGACCAGCATCGGCGACTTGGCCACCATCAGCTTGGCCGGGCGGAAAACCTCCCACGCCTGCTTCTCAGTGGTAGCGCCCGAGTACACCTCGGCGCCGAACTCGCCGTCGGCAACGAACATGCTGATGCCGACGCCGGCCGCGATCACCGACTTTCCGTTCTTCCGCGGCACTTCCCAATAACTCTCGCGGAACCGGCGATGCCCGCCCTTCTTCTTGACCCAGCCAAACGTGACGGCCATGCCGAACAGCTGCCATGGCTCCAGGCTGATCAGTTGACGCTTGAACGCCCATTCGCCCTTCGTATGGGGCAGCAGCTGGATCAGCTTCAGCTTCTTCTCGGCCTTGGCGGGGTCGAACTTGAAGCGGTAACCACGCTTGCGGCTAGCGGCAAGGTCGTCGAAGTGCCGCTGGATGGACTGATGAATGTAGCGGCAGGCTGGAACCTTCCCTCGGAGCACGGACCTTCCCCACGCCATCGCCTTGTCGACGCTGGGGTGTAGGGCTTTGGTCATTTATGTGCTCAGAAGTTGGGCGAATTCGTTAGTGGCTTTCTCCTTGTTTCCGCCTATCAGCCTGGTACGGCTGGCCGGATCAAGGCCGAGCATCGAGCCGAAGGTGACCATCTGGCGCATGGTTTCGTTGGCAGCGGTCAGTGCCGGATTCTTCATCGGCCCACCGGTGGCCCCGGCGACCACGATGCCGTTATCCCGCACTGACTCTTGAGCCATGCGCCAGTTGTCATAGGCGACGCAGAAGGCTTCGACGTTATGCAGGTCGGTGATCGCAACCACGTTCTCGCGCAGTAGTTCCGGCACGACCATGTTCCACATGGTGGCCGCACGCTCGCTCAGCCACTCGGGCGGGTCGATCTCGGTGATCTTGGAAAACTGGGGCTCGGCCTTGTTAAGGGCGCGTTTGCCCGGGTTCCCGGCCAACTCTTTCTTGGCCGTCGGCTTGGGTTTGCGACCACGGCCGGCGACCGTGGCGGTGCCTCCCATCGCGCAACTCCTGAATTTTTAATTTCGCGGGCGTAAGAAAACGATTGAGGGCGCGGTCTAGAAGCCAAAAGCCCCAGACTTTCGACCCTCCCCCTCCTCGTGAGCGGGAATCGCTCTCATTTGGTCGAATTTCACTGTTTTTTCGGGGTTTTTCTGCTTTCAGCGCCTCGTATTGCCGAATCCGCCGTCTTCGGCGGCCGTCTTAGCCGAGTGGCACGGTCCGCATAGGCTCTGCCAGTTGGTCTTGTCCCAGAACAGGACCATGTCGCTCTTGTGAGGGATTATGTGGTCGACATCGGTGGCCACAACCACCAACCCACGCGCCGAGCAATGAAGACAGAGCGGATGCTTCGCGAGGAAGCCAGCCCGTGCCTGCTGCCACTTGTAGTTGTAGTGTCGCTTGGTGCTGCTCTCCCGAGGCTTGGCCCGGGCCGTGCTCTTCAGTAGGTGAGCATGATCGTCACAGTAGCGGGGGTTGCGGGTCAGCACGTTGCAGCCTTGGGCGTTGCATGGTTTCTGCGGCCTCATCGGCATGGTTTGCCATCCATGTAGGTGAGAGGCTGCGCATCGGGCTCTTCAGGTGCATCCTCGGCCATCGCCTGGATCAGCAGGCTCTGTTGCTTTGCCATCCGCTCGAGGATCGCTGTCTGCTTCTTCTGTTCGCTCAGTATCTCGGCGAGATAGGAGATCGCTTGCCCGCTCATATGCAACTGCACTCCACTTCTTGATCCATTCACGTCGGGCCGCGCATCCAGTGCATGTCATCACCCGCACTACTTGGCCAGCTTCGGCTGCAGCACGACCCGGGCAATCATCACCAGGAGGCCGAGCACGCCATAGGCAATCGGGGGCAACACAGCCTGAAGCGATGGCATCAGTTGCTCAGCCACGCCAAGGGCAGCGACTGCACCACCAGCCTGAACGCTGGTCATGCTCAGCGCTTGCTTCCAGTTGTCTATCAGTTGCATGGGTCACTCCTGCCGCTTGGGTAATTTGAAGTCCGTGAATCGGTCGGCCAGGTCGGCCACCTTCTTCACCCCCAGCGTGCCGATGACGGCGCCGAGGGCAGCCGCCAGGCTTGATGGGAGGTTGAAGTATTCGAGCAGCGGGAATGCTCCGGCTGTGATTGCGCCACACAGGCACGATTCGAGCAGGGCCTGTCGCCTTCCACCACCGCCGTAGATGACGCGCAAGAAGGCGATCCAACAGGACAGCGTCGCGGCATAGAACATTGGGGAGTGTTGGCTGAGCCAGGCCATGACGATGAGCCAGGTATCTGGTTTGTCGGGCATGTTTGGCATCTCAGATTCCTCCCCCTCGGGGAGCGATGAATAAAAAGCCCGCTCATGGCGGGCCCTGGCCCCGTGTTATCGTTCAACATCCGTCACGAAAGGAAGCAATTAACAGATGAAAAAGTGCACCGAAACAGACAATTTCGCTCGCTGGCCATTCATTGCAGAAGAGCCACGTGCAGATGGGGAGAGAAATAATGGTGGCATCGACCTAATCGCTAACCCTCAGCAAATCGATGCGATACACGAAGCAACCGATGAGAATGGGTTGAAACCGCTGATAAAACAGCTCAATGCGGCAAGTAGCCCTTTCATGACACTTGGGTGCGCGTCGGGGCAGGAAGATGAATTCTACTTTTCCTATCTTGAATTCACCTTGAGGGACCCTGAGCTCGCGAGACGCGAAGAAGCAATCGCCGCTATTGAAGAAAAATGGGAGACCCGGCTTGCAGAGCGTCTGGGGGATCAACCCGAAATGGCCAGCGCTATAAAAAGCAGCGTCGTCTGGGAGTATCGGGAATTCTCGCTCCGAAACGCCCCGCCTCAATATCTAATTACGGTTTATCTGCGAGCTCGTGACGCAGTGGATCACGGTCATTTGGCCGGTTGGGTCAATGAATTCTTTGACAAAGTCATAATCGGAGAAATCAATATCTCTGGAAGCTGAACTACAACACCCAACAAAAAGCCCGACTCAATGGCCGGGCTTCTTTTGTCAAATCTCATAATGCGCAAGATCGACATGATGTGGCTAAATTACGATCATTCCGCCACAACGTCAAGCGGCATCAATGAAGATTTCTTCCCGGTCAAATATCTCGGTCGCATGGATGACTGCGGCCTCTTCCAGCGATTCAAGCCGCTTGGCGATCCCCGTCTTCCAGCGCCGACGCGTCGACTCTGGCTTACCTTCCATATCCCAATTGTTCATGTCGTAGAACTCGGCGGGCAGGACGATCATGTCGGTGGAGCGCTTGCCATTTTGGACGCCCTTCAGCTTTGGAATGGCCCACGCAGTGAGCGCCTTATAGGTGAACAGTTGCGGCGCCGGAGAAACTATACGGGCCACCAGGCGGCCGATGGCGGCAACCTTGTTGGCTTTGTGCGTGGAATACTTGGCGACCAGAACATCCCACTGGGCTGGCTCAAGCTGACGATGCAAAAGCGCATAGAGGCAGCAGTCGTAATCGAACTTGTCACGCACTGAGAGCGAACTGCCGGTACCACCCGAACGTAGGTCGGCGTCGATCAACTTCTGCCACGACTGCTTGGTGCTGTTGTCGATGTTGTCGGCGGCCAGTACGCGTACCAGGGTGCCCATCACGTCTTTATAGATGCCCATCGCTCAATCCCCTGTGTAATTCGATCCGCCGGCGCCGCGGCGGTTATTCCGTTCGTATTGGTCCTGAGCTCCACCAATGGCCGGCGAGCTGCTCAGTCGGTTCCGCGCTCGGCGGATTTCCAGTCCAAGCTGAATCACCAGGTCTTGCATTGGCAGCGCTTCGAGCGTTTCGGCATGGACGAACCCAGACGAGTGACAGCCGATGCATTCAAGCTGATGAAACACGCCCTGAATGAGGCCGGCACCACAGCAGGATGGGCACTCAGTCATCGGTATAAGGCAACGCACAAAGGCGGGGCCATGCTGCTTTTTCATCATTTTTAAACCTCGCCTATGGTTGATTCTTGATTAGCCTTGCAGCCCTTGTCCTGTGTGGCTTCCAGCGCATTACCGGAATCTCCGAATCTAAAGCCGGTCAATCCGTGAATCAGGGCAAAACCCTTCTGGTCTAGATGCGCGTGCCACTGCTCCAGGGCATCCCGCTTGCGCCCCATCACGTCC